ATCTGTTATTTCTATTTCTAATAATCCTTTGTTGTCCATTTCAACAACCTCATCATATATATTTTCTAGTTGTTGCTCGTTGTATATTACGCTCATGGTTTACTCCTGGTTAATATGTTTATAGCGTTTATCTTTTGCAAACGCCCTGGTTAGTTTCGTGCGGTCATCTTTAGATACGATCCTTAATAGTTTCTCTGGTGTTAGGCCATTTTTCCATCCACCGCTTTGGTTTAAGCCGTATTTATCGCGCATTTGTTTCATTAATTGGTCTGTGGTCATTTCTAAAGCCTCTCAACGCCATGTTTGTCAACGTAGGCTATGTTGTCCCCGTCTATGTCTTTAAGTAACCACGCGCCTTCTGTGTTCGTTTTAGAGGTATCTTCTGAAATGTAGGCATAATCGCCAGTGATTCCATTGTCTGCCATATGAGCTTTATATTTTGCTAGTGCTTGGTCAAATGTCATAGTCTTTCCGTGAATAGTAATATTAATAAATGCAATTGGTCATCTCTTAGATTTCTCAAATGCTTTGGTATTCGTCTTCTGTCTATTTTCATTTGTCTTGATCCTCCCTGGTAATTATTAGATATGCTCCATGTATGCAAAAGACCATAAACGAAAGCACGATTAAAACTTGTATACAGTTAGTCATTGAGTGGCCCTCCTGGCTTTTGCTTTCTCGTTGTTATGATGCCTTGTCTCTTCGTTAAGTGGAGCGTGTAGCTCGTCTAAGTAGTCCAGGGCTAGTTTTTTCTGGTCTTTGGTTAATTGTATTAAGATCTTGTAATCTGATCTTTTCCACATCGGCCATTGGTAAAAACACTTATCTTTGTTTTTGTATTCCCAGAGAACTGGTTTATCTATACCAGGGATATGATCTTCCCAGGTGTAAAAGTCATTTTGAAATTCGTTTGCAAATGTCATTGTCTAACCTCCTAGTTTTTTAGAAAATGATTAATTAAATAAGAACCATGCCAAGCTTTGCGCCTGGCTGGTTTTCTGAATAGTTTTTTTAATAAGTTCATTACGCTACCTCCTTTATTACAATTTTAGCTTTTTTGTCACCGATTATTTTTCTTGCTCTGTTAATTGCTTTTCTGTCAGTACCACAATTCATGTTGTGAATTTGAATATAGTTGCCATGTTGAGGCAAGTCCTCAAAGTTAAACCAGCCATTGCCATGTGTTCTAATTACATATTCCATTACGCTACCTCCCATGTTTTTTTGTAAGCCATCACATGTCTTTGTAAACCACCCTGGTTGTAGATTGGTTTATCAACCTCGGTCTGACAACCTAACATGTAAGGGTTGACATTCTGAACTCTTCCATCTTCCAACTCAATAGTTACTGTTTTGTGGTAATACTCACAAGGCACAACCTTGGTAACAGTTCCCCAACCAGGTATGTTGGCCATGTCACCTTTGTAATAGATCTTGTCACCAGCATCAATGCCACCAACATATCTTTCATCGTTCCATTTGTGTTTATTAGTCATTTTTTCCTCCTTATTTAACAACCTCATTACCCACTAAGTATAGCATGTACAACGCACATGTCTACTCTTTTATACTATTAATTTAAGTTTTTTGATAGTGTCCTGGGCGTCTTTGTGTAGGATCCCAATACCACCAGCTTGTATCCAGGCGTTGATGTTGTCTGCTCTATCATCAATTAGTATGTGGTCCTCCCTGGCATAAACGGCCTTATGTTTGCCTTTGATGGTGCATGTTACAAGCACTCCAGGATCAACATTTTTTCTAATCCAGAAATATTTATCAGCTGCAACTCTCTTTCTGTTTACATCACCAGTTGCTGTTAAGATCTCCCAGTACAAGCCAGTTCCTTTTACATAATTAATTAGATCTTGCATACCTGGCATAATTGGTAACTCCAGGAACAGTCCCTGGTCACTTAAATCTTTTTTTCTATCATCATAGGTACCAGGATCCAAAGGGCCGTTTAAAAACTTTGGCCCTTCTACTCCTTTGACAAAATCAGCTAACACTCCGTCCATGTCTATAAATATGTTCATGCCACTCCCTTGTCATATCTGGTCATTTTATCTTTTGGTATTTCCTTGTGAATCCAGTCAATAATCATTGGATCTCTTTGGGTTGCTTTGTATGTATTCATAAACATATAAGCATCACAATCTTCCTCCAGGTAAACTTTGTTACCCATTTGGTAGCTGAACGGGCTGATCTTGTTGGCTATGCCTAGATCGTCTAGCTCTCTATCTTTAACAACCAGGTATCCATGGCTGCCTGTTATGTAAAATTTATATTCCATTATTTATCCTCCTTATTTTTTAATGCTCCAAGTATCATCTCAAGCATCACAAGATCGTCCCAAAAAACTTTGTTCTTTTGGAATTTGATATTCCCAATAGTCATTTCAAGTCTTTCAGCTAAAGTATATCCACCAATCTTTTCCATTATGCTACCTCCTCTTCTTTGTGTTCTTTGGCAAGAGCATCTGCTCTACCCATTAAAAATAATTCATAAACCTTTTCTCTATCCAGGCTATCTCCTTCACTCCAAAGATTTGGGAAAAGCTTTTTATACATTTTGGTATATTTCAAAGCCTCTCCAACGGTCATGCCGTCGTCTTCATAAACCTCTAAAATATAATTAATAAATCTAGTTACTGGTTTCATTATCTATCCTCCTTATAATTTTCTTTATTTTCCCAATCTTCGTATGTTTTTAATAATTTGTTATTAAGATCATGGAAGTTAGCATCTTCCAGGGCTGAAAACATTGTCTCCATAATATCGCCACCATCCCATTTCAAATACTTGGCTACAATTATTCCAAGAGCGTCTGCATCAGTCACCCTTGGATCATTTGGATCAACGTATGCTGTTTCCTTTATCAACTTAATAACATAAGGTATTAGGTCTTTTACTATATCGTCACTGGTTTTTATATTTATCATGCTACCTCCTTAATTTTGAAATCTTTGTCCCACTTACCAACTTCAATGTGAAAGTAGTAAGCTTTATGAAAGTAATCAATCATGGCGTCACTCTCATCAAACCAAAGATCACCAACTCCTGCCTCAAAAGGAGCTGTTTTGATTATCTTGGTTATCTCTTCAAAGAACTCGCCGTTATTTGGATAATGATCTTTGCACCAGACATTGTTTATTTGATGATATCCAGTATTAAGATCTAAAGGAGTGTATTTATCTTCATACACGTTATATGTGTCCTCCTCGTCTTTGAAAGCTGGGCCTTCCATGATTGCAACATTGACGGCAAGTCCTCCGCTTTCTTTTGTCACACTGAATTTATAATCTGGAAACTTTTTCTTTAAGGCGTTCCTTATTGCCTTTACCTCTTCTGCGTTAATGTAAGCCATTTTTTACTCCTTTTAAATTAACAACCACATTCATATATTACACTATACTACTCTATTGTCAACACTCATACTGCAATTAATATTAATAAATAGTTAATAGTGTTGTATTTAAGCTATAATTAATCGGATTATGACAAATAAAATGCCAAAAAAACGAGGAAGGAAACCCATAAATATTGACCTGGAAAGGGTTGAATATCTTGCGTCTTTGAACATGGGAATCATGGATATATGCCGTAGCCTGGGGATAGGATGGGACACGTTCAATAAACATAGAAACAAAAAAAACTCGGAATTAAAGGAGAGATTGGACGCAGGGAAAGCGCGAGGGCTTCAGCTCGCCACGTCTAAGCTCATGGAAAAAATCCAGGACGGTGACTTCAACTCCATCCAGCTCTACCTCAAATCAGCTGACAGAGACACCTGGGCGGAAAAACAAACAGTTGAACATAATCTAAATTTAAGTGACGTACTCACGCAGGCTCGGGCGCGCGTGATAGATCACAAGCCAGGCAAACCCGAGCAACTAATCAAGATCCCGCGCGAGAGCGAAGGCGTGAAGGAGTGAGCGTGCTAGCTAGCCCCCCCGTGTGTTTTTTCCTGGGTGCTTTATATAGAGAACTACTGAACTAAAATTTTTTAATTTTTTTTAATATGAAATATGGAATAAAACAAGAACGAGAACTGATGACCGAGTTATGGTCAGGACCAATTAAAGACAATCCAGTAAACTTTGTTAAGTATGTCTTCCCATGGGGACAGAAGGACACCCCCCTGGAAGAGTTTAAAGGACCAAGAAAGTGGCAAGAAAAAATTTTAATGGAAATGGCGGTTCACATACAAAGAAACAATGTCCTGGATCTACCAGAGATGTTCAGGTTGGCAGTGGCATCTGGACGTGGTATTGGAAAGTCAGCTTTAGTTGCCTGGATCATTGTATGGATGTTATCAACCAGGTTGGGATCAACCATTATTGTTACCGCCAACACCGAACAACAGCTCAGATCAAGAACATGGGCGGAGCTAGGTAAGTGGCTTACGCTGTCTATAAACTCTCATTGGTTTACCAAGACAGCAACCACGATTAAACCAGCTCCCTGGTTTGAAGAGGCGCTCATTAACGACCTTAAGATAGACACTGGTTACTACTACGCCCAGGCACAGCTCTGGAGCGAAGAGAATCCAGACGCCTTCGCGGGTATTCATTCCTCCTACGGAGTTTGCTTAATTATGGATGAGGCTTCTGGTATTCCCGCGCCCATCTACTCTGTCTCCGAAGGTTTCTTTTCAGAGCCTACAGCAAATAGATACTGGCTTACCTTCTCCAACCCGCGTAGAAACACTGGACCATTTTATGACAGTTTCAACTCCGCGCGTGCGTTCTGGAAAAATGAACAGATAGACTCGCGCACCGTAGAAGGCACAGACCAAAAGCTTTTCCAAACCATGATTGAGCAGTACGGCGAAGATTCCACAGTCGCGCGCGTGGAGGTGATGGGCGAGTTTCCATCCGCGGATGATGATACTG